GAGCAGTCCCGCTGACGAACCTCTCAACATCACTCTGTTAAACTCAGAGAATTCGCCGTTAGGATATGCAGGGTTAGAATCATGCACAGTCGTGCCTGGCGGAAGTATCTCCCTCATGCCGGGTTCCACATCTTCCTGTATATTGCCGTATGCGTCTTTTAAATCGCCTTCGTATTCCGTGCCGTCGCTCATAATAATTGACTGCATCTTGCTTGCGCCGATACGGGCATTGATAATTGCCGCTTCTGTGTATGCGCCGATGTTGTTCAATAAAATCATTGAGGCATAAGCCCACGGCACAGCCCGTGTCTGTCCGATTCTTTCCATGTTAAAAATAGGAATAATTTCAGACGCAGGCACAATGTCATAATTATATCCGCCAAAGGAATAATCGCCAGGATGTCTTGTCAAAAAATGATAAGCTATACGTCTGCCCCAGCTATCCTTTTCGACTCCCATTACAATTTTGTTTCCATTGGAAAGATCCCTATTGTAATTTTCATCCAATAAATCGGATTCTATAAGCTGCAGGGCAAATCTATATTTATTTTGTTTCCAGCCCCGCACGATGCGTATAAAGGCATCGCCATCCCTTGCCGTTGATTTTAACGCGAGGGATAATAATTCATGCAGCGATAAATCGCCTGTGACATCGCAGACCCCTTCTTCTCCGTAATCTTGCCATGCTTTTTCAATCGCTTTGTTTGCGCTTTCATCAAAATTTCCATTTTCATCTTTTGCCTGATTTTGCAAAATTATGCCTTCATGCCCGATAACATTGACCACCAGCGAATCTAAAAATTTGCGCATATAGACATTATTCATCGCAAGGCTGCGGGACCTTCCCCGCATAGTCTTGAGCGATGCAAGGACTTCCCTATCTGCGGAAAGGCTTGAAGATGAGAATGAGGCAGTCAATCTGTCCACAAGCCCCGCTTGGTACGAGTTTCTTATAAGCGGCGGATGATAATGTTTTTTTGAATGATTATCAAACAATGAAATAATGGGGTTTATTATTTTTTTAAGAAAGTTCATAATTTCATCAGCACTTTACGTTTTGAAGATTTGCCATTTTTGATATTTTCTTTTTCAATTTCTGCCTGATAGTGACTCCTATATTCGTTTCTCCATCTGCGCAGTTCATCCGGCGTGAGCTTTGAAATACTTTGTCCGCCAATTGTGATATTCATAACATCACGAGATGCCTTACCCTCCAATAACGATTCAAGCGCATCTAAAACTTTTTTTACATGGCTTCTTGCGTCGTAGCCTGTGGTCTGCGCTGCGAGGTTGGGTTTTATTTCTATTGTGCCTCTTGCAATTTTATATCTTTCTCCTGTCTTGGAAATATAAGATTCCCATTTATATATGCCGGCTGTCCAATTTGCTGTTGTGGTGTTTGCGACACTGATAAGATGGTCTGTTCCGTCAGCAGTTCCGGCGAAGGTGATTTGTATTGAGGTCTTGACAAGATAATAAGTGAGCGTCCATGTGGCCGCAGGATAATCGGACAGGGATTTTTTGAATTTTAGTGTATCGCCGGCAATGATTTCTGATGGCTCTGTTGTGGGAATATCTGTCATTTGACAGATATTTTATTTTACGAAAGGGTTAAAGTATAGGCATAAAAAGACACAAAACAGCACAAACTTCACACTATTTTTACCAATTTTTTACAAATCCACCCCTTTTTTCTTTTGGAGTAACTTTTTTAATTTTTATTCCAACTTTCTCAATAGATTCTATGTGCGCATTTTTGGTTTTTTCTATCAGGTCTAAAACCGATTGCCTAAAGATACGCAGCAGACCGTTGGGCTTACAATATTTAAATTTCTCCTCCATGCACCATTGATAAATAGTTCTTTTGCTTACGGAGAAATATTCAGCGACCTCGTTAGGCCGTAGTAAATCTTTATCAGGTAATCCTTTTATTTCCATCCCTTGATCCATGATTGTCCTTTTCTCTTTTGCCTTTGTATAAATGGCTGTTTCGGCTGTTGGGCAATTTCTTTTTGCGGCGCAGATGTTTTTTGTGGAATAGGTTTTAGATTTTCTGCAATCGCTTCAAACTTCGGATTCAATAATTCTATGATTGCTATATTGCCGACGACCATGTCCAGGGCTTCATTTCTTATGTCTTGTCTTTTCTTTTCCCATGTTCTATATGGCCGTCCGCCTTTGTATTTCGTCAGGCACTGCTCGGCGCAAAGCTGCTTAAAAAAATCATAATCAAGCGCATCTGAAAAATGAACATAGCCTGCGCCAGGGGCTTCTATTTGCAGACGGGCGAAGAGCGTGTCTTTGGCGGTCTCTGTGCCTATGTTGATAAGCGTAACCCTGCCTTTGTCTTTTCCCTTTTTCTTGCGCGGGTCGGTAACACTGATTAACGGCTTGCCCACCGTTGATGCGCCTTTGGTTGCGTAAATCCTGCGTCCTAACTGGCGGGGACGCACAAAGCGGTAAACCTCCGGCGCAAGATAACCCGAATCAATGCCTGCCGTGACTATTCGCAGCTTTGCGCCGTTTTCGTGCAGAAATTCCTTTTGCAAAAATCTGTCCAAATCTCCTTTTACCTGCTCCTGTGCAAAATCTCCGGGAAGGATTGCCCTCTCTATAATCCAGCTCTCATATCCCTGCCCCCATGCTATGACGCAGACCTCCACGCGGTTGGCCTGTATGTCCGCAAAGGCCGAGAGGATGCAGGCATTCATAGGTATCTGCCACGGCGCGCCATCGGGAGCGAATTTATAACGGCGCTGGTAGAGGTCGTCTTCCTTGAGGCTGTCGCCTTGCTGAGATTCGATAAACGGCTCAGCAAGATAATCATTATAAAAGTCTATGAGTTTTGCCTTGTCGTTTTTGGATTGCAGATATACGGATACGATTTCAGAAAACGACACATCAGGCGAGATGAAGCTCGGCAGATGATATTCGACTGTGCGGGGTCTTTTAATATGCTTGCCTTTTTCTGCCTGCCATTCGCCGTTATGAAGTGCGAGGTCTCTGTCTGTGTCTGTCCACTCTGCCTGACAATGCTCGCAAACATAACGGGCTGTCCCCTCCCTTTTTATTTCTTCCTGCGTCGCTGCTTCGGGCCATTTGAGTTGGCCGAATTTCATTGTCTGCATTGCGCCGCATTTTGGGCAGGGGACATAATACTTATTAATCACATCTGCCTTGTTATATGCCTTCCAGATTGGCCCGTCTTCACGCGTGGGCGTGGAGACCTTGAAGATTTTATGCGTATATCGGAATGTCCTTGCCCGCTTCTCGCCGAGGGTGAGAGGGTCTGTTTCTTTGCCGATAAACGGCGGGTATTTATCAACCTCGTCGAAGAAAATATATTTAACCGGGAAAGACGCCAGCGCAGAGGTTGAGTTTGCCCACGCCATATATACAATTGCGCCGTTATTGAGTTTTATGCGCCGCGATGCCGTGTCGTCAGGATTTGCGGACAGGAGTTCTCTCAGGCGGGGGGAATCATTGAGCATGGGGATTATCCTGTCTGATGCTGTTTTTTTGGCGTCTGTTTCTCTCGGCATGACAAACAACATGACAGACGGATCTCTCTCCATTGCGTAAGTCGCGCAATTATACTGGCTTTCGGTTCCGCCGGTCTGCGGCGACTTGCAGATAATCACCTCACGGACATGCGGCAGCGCCCATGTGTCCATGATATGAACAAGATGCGGGGATATGCTGTTGCGCCAGGGGCCTCTGTGAGCGCCCATTGTTACCATACGGCGCTGCTCTGCCCACTGACTCGGCGTCAGTTTTTCCTTGCGCGCAAAGACCCTGCGCTCTGCCCCGCTGAAGGCAAAGGGGATAAAGAGTTCTCCCTCTGTCATTCCCGCAGTCTTTAAGTGGGAATCCAGTTTTTCTGTATTTATCGTATCAGTCTGCATGATAATTCTCTTGATTTTTCCCTCTTTTTCGATATAATTATCATATGAAAAATTTATGGTTTAAAAAATGTTATGTTAACCCCATTCTTAGCAATTCTTGTTTCCAACTTTTCTGCCGGCAGCAACCATTAATTTTGCGACCATAAACAGCGTCGGCTTTAATTTGTCGGGTATTCCTTTGTATTTTTTTCTGTTGATGTATAGCAACTCCGCTCTGCTTATACATGCCAGATTGTTTTCATCGAAGTTCTGATTATTCCCGTCCTTAAAAAATACAACTGCGCCTTTAGGCTTCTTTCCGTTTTTCTTTTCCCACAACCAGACGCTTTTTTTTTGAACCTCGTAGGGCTGCCTGTATATGGATTTCGTTCTTTTATTTTGATCAAAACCTCGCCTTTTCTTGCATCTATCCTTTCGCTGCCAATCCTTCTTAAATTGGTAGGAACATTGCCCTTTCGAAATGTCCCCGAGTTCGCCTTGCAAATGCCTTTTCCTTTTAATTCTTTGTTCCACGCTATATGACCTTTTTCAAATCGTCCTGTGCTGCGCCCGGACAGGAATCTATGATTCCTGAGGGTGCTACGGATTTCGCCTTCTGTTTTATTAATTCCGTATCTTTTATTAAATGCAACAGCCAGCGTTCTCAGGCACATCTTCTTATAATTTCTCTCAAGAAAAGATAGTTGTTTTCCCGAATATCTGTATCTCATTTCTTCGGCTTCTCCGCAGGGCCGGCTTCGAGCATTTTCGGCAGGGCGCCACTCTCCAAATATCTCTCCTTTACTGCGAGTTGGGCATCAAGGAGAAGCTTGCCGTTATTTATAATATTTAATGCGACCGATGAAATAGCCTTTGCCCTATCAATCTCTTCTTTTAATCCATCCCCTTTCAAGTCTTCGTCCGAGAGCCGCTCTACCGCCGCAAACAAATGATCATTCAGATCCGTCAGTCTGTTTTTTGACATGTGTTGTCCTCCTTCCGTCTAAAAAACTCATTTCCAGAGTAAAAGGGGACAGTCCCCTTTTACTTTGTTTGCCATGTTTCTATTTCCATAATTGCAACCGGAATTCTAACCATTCGCTGAACGGGGCAAGCCCGTTATCTCAGCGTTATGCGCTCAACTCGTTCGGTTGCATTTTGATGATAAAATATCGCATGAGTTCGCCTTTTTTGTCGGTCATAAATTCGCCACAGTGAAGACAAACAACTCGTGCTGAGTCTCCGGGGATGCCACCATCAAGAACGGAATAGACTGGAACAATCCCGCACCTGTGCCATCCGTTCATAAAAGCAGAGGACGGACATTTGCCCTTGATCGGAAACTTTGACGTTGCTAATTTTTCGGCTATTTTCAAATCCACGATTTCACCCCTTGAGCCTATGCGCGGGGCAATGCTATGAATATCCCCACTTAATCTCCTTGCCGTTTTTGTTTACTTTGTTTATTCCTGTATATTTGCAATAGCGGGTTACTATGACATCGCAATAATGAGGGTCAATCTCCATGCCATAGCAGATGCGGTTTGTCTTTTCGCAGGCAATAAGCGTAGAGCCGGAACCGAGGAAGAGGTCAAGGCAAATTTCATCTCGTTGAGTTGAGTTTTGTAGTGCATTAACAATTAGTGCAACAGGCTTCATGGTGGGGTGTAAATCGCTCTTATGGGGTTTGTTTATTTCCCATGTGGAAAATTGATGTTCTCCATTCCCGTAGTAATGATGCTTTTCGTTCCACCCATAAAATATTGGTTCATGTTTATAGTTGTAATCTGTGCGCCCTAATACATGATTATTTTTCACCCATATAAGCATGTGGCGCAGCTTTAGTCCTGATTTTTCTATCATCATCATCATCATCATCAACAAGTCACCACCTTGCGGAGAGGTAATATAATAAACACCATCGTTTTTTAGTGCGAAGCGCAAATTACAAAAAGAAGGGTAAATAACGCTATCTCTAATATCGTCTATAGTTTTATGGTCATTTTTAATTGGTGTTTGAATGCGATTGCCCGGGGCAATCGCATTCAAGTATTTATTTTTTTCGGCGTATTTTACCCCATACGGCGGGTCGGTAAAGACCATATCTGCCTTCTTCCCATCCATCAGCCTCTCCAAATCCTCTTTTTTTGTAGTATCGCCGCAGAGGAGTCTATGCTCGCCGAGGATGTAGAGGTCTCCTGTCTTTGTGATTGGCTTTGTTTCAGGCAATTCAGGGACATCATCGGGGTCTGTGAGTCTTTCATTAAGACTTGCAAGGATGTTATTTAATTCATTTGTTTCAAATCCTATGAGGTCAATATCAAAGACAGGCATTTCAGAAAGTTCTTTTAAAAGTTCTCCGAGTTTGTCGTCATCCCATTCGCCGCCGTGCTTGTTGGCTGCGATGTTTGCCATCTTCTCTGTTGCCTCATCCCAATCAACCTCTCTGTATGTGTGTTTCTCTCCGCCGTCAAAAATAATAAAGCCTTGCGCAACTGTGCCGGTCTTGGTTTTTTCTTTGAGGTCTTTCTTTTCTATTTTTGCGTCTGCAGGCAGGCATTTAAGCCGCTGGTGTCCGCCGACAAGATGGCCTGTGCGCCGATTAAAGACTATGCCTGACAGGTCGCCGAATTCTGCAAGGGATTTTTTAAGCCGCTCCAATTGCTCGTCTGTGATTATGCGCGGGTTATAATCCGCTGGTTTAAGGTTTGTGAGTTTCATTCGCTCTCCGCATCTGTCTCTTCTCTTTTTATATTCGGGACTTCAAATTTTATGGGCTTGGAATAGTGATTAAAGACTTCTTCTATATGTTCCAACCACAAATCTACAAGGTCGGGGATTTTGTCCTGAGTTCCCTGCACAAGGGTTACTATGCGCGGGGCAATGCTATGAATGAAGTCCATGCCGAGATTGTCTTTGAGATACGAGGCGCGGGCGGCGAGCTGCATTTCAACATCACTTTTAAGGACATAGACTGCCCGGCTGATTTCATTTTCCATGGTGAGTTTTTCAGCCTTCTGTTTTGCTATTTCCGTTTCCCATTTGACTTTTTCCGCATGGTCAATATCTTCATAATCCGAGCCGTCAAGTTTTTTGAGGAAGTATGCGGCGTATTTGTCCGCGTCTTTTTTTAGGATGCCGCCGTCTTTCTGCTTGTCTATCTTTCCCTGGTCGTTATAGAGTTTGGATTTTTCAATTTTCCAGCCTTCGGCCTTTAGATATTCAAGGACTTCTGGGATCCCTGCAAGCGCGACCTGAGCAGGGTTCGCCTCCGTCGCCTTTCGTCCCCGGCATTTCATAAGCGCATCCCTGGCGGACTCCCAGTCTTTGAGGTTGGCGTTTGTGG